CTATCTACGTCCGGACAGCCAGGGGCGCGGACTAGTGCTGGATCGACGGGAACTGGAACTAGACCATGGATGAGCCTCAGGCTCCCGTCACTGACATGGATCTAGACACCTGCACAGACATCGCGCTAGCTGCCTTGGTTTCCCTGTCAGATCAACTGCGCAGCCAGGGTATGCCTAATGCTGCAGTCAGCATAGCCATGTTCGAAGCGTTCACACAGTCGTTCATGGACAGACAGGACTATGACTCATGGAGACACATCCTAGAATCAGCCTTAGAGGATCCGCCTTGGCCCACGCAGAGCCTACACTGAAATTTCTGCGCTACCGCTCCGCGGCTCCGCCGCTATGACCCTATGCGCCTCATACATACCTGCACACTGACCGCTGATCTAGATCTACCTTGGACTAATTTCTCTGCGCCACAGGTCATGGCTAGGCTGTTTCCTGGGCCCGAGCGTGAGTTTACCACTATGGGAGCTCTGGCGAGGATCTACTACTTCTGGATCAGATCTCAGTACAGAGATCCGGTGATATTCACGGTCATGGACGGAGTCTACAGGCTGCATCCTGGGGGCAATCGCTGGATCGCTGCTGCTCTGCAGGGCCGGAGCATCGCCGCGGAAATCTGGGCTGATCACCGGCTGGAAGCCCTGCCCAGTGGCACGCCGGTCACTGTGGTCAGTGTCAGCCAGCTGTGGCCACGAGAGCCCGATCATCGCAGTTGGTCGCAGTGGGCCGGAGCAGTCAGGCAGTTGGAGCAGAGCCTAGCAGGGCGAGGATCGCTGCTGTTGACCTGGGCGGACAGGGTGGCCTGCCTGGGGCAGGGGCCCGTGCGTGCCCTGTTCGAAGTCACTGATCCCAACGCCGTGGCCTCAGTGCTCAGAGACTTTTTCCAGTATGCTGACAGCCTGGGCTGGCGATCACTGTCCTAGATCGTTGAGGAAGTCGCGCAGTTTGCTGCTGTCTGTGCGGGCAGCGACCCGAGGTTCTGGCTGCTCTGTCTGTGTCCTACGGCGCAGGTCATCTAGGATCTGTGTGCTGCGGGGCTGCGTATTTTCCGTTTGATCGTCCTGGCCAGGATCCGTGATCCTCAGCGTGTCTATGTCAAAGTCTAGATCGATCTTCATGCCCACGCCCGATGATGAGCGAGTTTTCATCAGCTGTATCTGATACTTGCCTCGCTCACGCATGGCACGGCTGGTAAAGATACCAAACACGTTGTCTGCGGTCTGTATCTTTGACAGTCCGCCTGAGATGTGGCTGTGATCGAATTCCACTTCTTCTACGGCACCGCGATTCAGCTGTGCCGCTGTGACGAACACACACTGCTTTTCCATGGCTAGATTTCTCAGTTCTTCTGACACGAACTTGTCCTTGATGAACAGATCCGTGGGGCTGATGCGTTTGTTGATGGGCATCATCAGATCTAGATAGTCTACTAGCAGCACATCAACCCGGCGACCCATCTTGATCTCGTACTCTTTGAGATAGCTGCGTATATCGTTGGTGTTCTTGCCCGAGGGCATGTACTTGACCTGGAAGGCGCCCGACTTCTTACCGACGATCTTGACCTTGATCTCTACGTTGTCTAGATCCTTGAATATATCTCTGGTGCTGATGCCCGTGGTCATGGAATCCACTCGCATACTGACCAATGCTTCGCTGAGCTCGAAGGTTAGATAGACCACGTTCAGCCCCTGCAGGGCCCAGTTCACTCCTAGGTTAGCTAGGAACAGGCTTTTACCTGCGCCCGAACCGCCCGCGAAGATGTTGAGCTCGCCTCGATTCATACCCCCGAACAGTCGCCGGTCTACGGTCTCCCAACCTGTCTTGACCTGCCCGTTTTTGTCTTTGAGCCCCATGAGCCTGCCTTTGGGATCAGCCCAGTAGTCTGTGCCCATGTCCTTCTGCAGGCCTATCTGTACCGCGGCTTTGATCATGTCTTCCACGGGACCATAGTTGCCTTCTTCTAGCATGTCCGCGGCTTTGAGTATGGCACGTTCTAGACCCTTGTGTCTAGTAAAAGTCTCGAATTCTACCAACAGCCAATCTAAATGTTCTTCCTGCAGGTGACCAGGATCTTTGAGCTCGGTCTTTGTAGCCGCAGAAACCATGTCATAGGTAGGCAGCGCATTGTGCTCGTTGACATAGTTGTCTATGAATTCTGCCGCAGGCTGCAGCCTACGATCGAAGAGGCTGTGATCGAATATGCTTTGGCATCTCACGAAAGTGGCAGCATCTGCCAGCATCATTTCTATGTAAAGCTTCTGTATATCGAAACCGTAGTCTGTGTTCTGTCTAGTTGGCATGTTCTCTTTCCTGGAACCATTCTCTGGATCTTAGGCGGATCTTCAATGGGTTGTTTTCTCTGTGTGCGATTATAGAAGCTATGGTAGCGATGCGCCCATATCTGCGCACAGCATCATTGCTGTCTTTGCAGTCCTGCCAGGGCGGAAAGCTCACTGACCAATTGGCTGCCAGGGCCTGTTCCACGGTCCTGGCGCCGTTGCTGTCTCGATCCGGAACCAGTATCACTGTCTTAGACTGTTGATCGATCTGCAGGCTCTGATTAGGCATGATCTCTGATCCCAGCAGGGCCACGCCTCCCACGCTGAGGGCATCAAAGGGGCCTTCTACTACTATTATGTATCTGTGATCCTCTCGTTGTTGATCCAGATTGAAAACATAGCCCGGAGTCTGATCACTGATGTATTTGGGTTTGCCTTCCACGATCTTCCTAGCGGTGTAGCCCACGATCCTGCCCTGATGGGTAAAAGGCAAGATCACCCGATCGCTGTAACCATCCGCAGGCGACCAAAAGAATCGATCCCAAAACGGCTGGGGAAAGCCACGATCCATCACGTAGCTGGCCACACCGGCGAATTTATCTGCTAGTTCTAAGGCTAGATCTCCCTGCATGGCATCCAACCAGGATTTTAGGCTTAGGCTGCCCTGTGGCAGATCGCGACCAGCGAATTCAGGCAGCGTCATAGCACTGACGATGGTTTCATCGGCTTCGATGCGCAGAGCTTCTAGAGCCAGCTTGCTGATAGCATCGTCGCTGGCGCCCATCCAGGACAGCAGTTGTCGCATCTTCCTAGTTAGATGCCTGCCTGTTTGATAGCTGGCTTTGAATCCGCAGTTAAAGCAATGGTAACTAACCCCGTCACTGTTTTTGATCATGCCCGCACGGGCTCTGCGATCTTTGGTCTGCCCATTGTGTTCGCAACAGACCGCGTTGAACTTTATCCAGCCACTGGGCGTGATTTTTTTCTTGGCGGGGAGGAAACTAAGCACAGCATCGAGCAATGTCATGCTGTATTTTAGTTTCTTATGAATATCTTGTCAATATTTCCGGTTAACTGAGTATAGTTGATATCTCGATACTTTGGATAGACGAAACGCAGGAATCTAAAATCTCCGGAATAGACTTTTTGATTTTCTTGGGCCACGTCCCAATCTTGCAATTTCGTCCATTTAATACCGTAGGCCGTGCTCATAGTGTTAGTAGCTTCTACAGTGATTATTCCTTGGAAATCTCCCTGATATTCCACGGTCACTGTGCTGATCGGATCAGAGCTGAGATCATCATTGATCCTAGTGCCGAATCTGCCAATTTCACTGACATAACTTTTGCGGTCGAACTCATAGTTGAAAGTGGTTAATGTATCTATTACGGATAGCGGAGGATGACTATCGTTGAACCCATCTATTATTTCCACACTAAAAGCTAGATCAAAATCGGCACCCGAATAAGCCAATGCTGTCGAGTTCTGTGACTCCAATAGGGCGACCGCAGATAGATGTTGGGGCGTCAGTATTTCCAATTCCTGTTCGGTGATTTTAGCCACCATTATTCCATGTTTTCCGAACGCAGGTAACGCTCTGGTACTGATTACTTTTTGGTGTTCGCTGTCATAGAAGTTTATCAATAGTGTGTTATTCTGCACGTCTGTTCTGCGTTGTTCGCTGTTCCTGACCTCGATCTCGATGTCGTTGTCCGTGCCTTTATAAAGTTTTATTTTTCTCTGATACACTTTTCTAAACTCCGAGTTTGATCCATTCTGATCTACTACCAGAGTGATCCTGTTTGGTAATAAATAAAGTTGGATTTTTTGCATTATATGTTATTTATATGGTAAAGCTGACAGAAGAAATCAAAGAAAATTTCCCCTTTATATCTGTGATACACTACGGTGGCGTCGAATATGTGGGCCTCGTAATCAATCAAGATCAATATGTCACTACCATCTATGATTATCAATCACTGAGGTCTGATCAAGAACGAAAACTGTTTCTCGAACTAGGTGAAGCTTGGTGGTGGGAAAGCAATAGATCTATACCTATCAATATATTCCTTAAAAAAGACATGGAACCATTTAAGTACGCAGTAATGACTATGAACAGCAAAGATGTATCTATTGTTTTTGGACCTACTATGAACTTAGGTAACATAGCTATCAAACGTGTCAAGCGCAAAATGATACAATTAGTAAGAAAACCTATTAAGAGTATCCGATGCTGATTTTCTCGCAGATTAGATTCATCTGGACCACGATAGCCGAAGCATAGGCTATCGCGTGCGATTTTTTAAAATAATATTCGTCGTTAACGGGTTTGATCCAAACCTGATCTAAAATTTCGCTCCATGTCTTATCAATGAGGTGTTTTTTTGCTGGACGTATCAACGCTAATATAGCTGCTAACTTTTCGATGCTATTTGGTTTTAGCTTCCTTAACAACCAACTATAACCGTTGATATGATAGAGAAGATCAACGAAATCGTCTTGTTCTAATAGGTCCCAGAGAGGCTCTATTTCTAACAATCTCATTAAATGTTCCTCATCTTCGATGTCTTTATAAACACCGGCATTTAAAAAATCTATTTTAAAATATCCTCGGCTTTCAGCATCCTGATAATCTATAGTTGATAGATTATTATGGTCTCTAGGGATATCAGTGACATATATTCCAGTATTGTGTGGCTTTAGGCTCGGCCCATCTTTTCTAGATGCTGTCGTATGTTCAATCAATGACAATATCCTAGCTCGGTCGAAAAAATCAACATCAATGTCGGGCATTTAGAGATCTCCTTTTTTGATCACAGATTCAACTAACTCCATGTCCACGGGATAGATCTTAAATCGTTTTTTCCAAAATTCTATGTCTATAGTAGCCGCCACGAGATCTAATTGCTCAGGGTTAAGTTCGGATAACATAGCTCGCCCCGAAGGAGAATTTAACACCAACCATGGACTGACCTTACCATCCTTGATATGATATACTGCTCTGTTTCGATTTACATATTTGAAATAATGATTCCATTGACTGTTGTTTTCAGTAGCCCACGCAGCCATGGTCTCTATCGATCGTTGTAGAGCCGTCTCTGCTGATTCTTTTTTTATGAGATCTAACACATAGCTGTAATAATGTTCTTCTCGGCACCAGTGATCTAATTTAATTCCGCTGGTGACGATATAATCGATATATCTATCTGGATATAGAGGATTGACGTTGCTAACAAAACTACCAAATTTAGTAAAAGCATTATAATATTGACTTTTACTAAATTCTTCATAGGTTTTTATTGTTTTGGTTTTTTGTGTTATCTCGAAAAACCGCTGATATATCTGAAATCCTAGTATTACATGTTTTTCGTTTTTAGCAAGAAATCGACGCTTTTGTTCACACATGTGTACAGATAGTGTATTTTCTTTCATGTATCTAGCACCACAATGTGTGCAAACGAATGGCTTTTCTACGGCAGTTAGAGACAATTTAATCCCATGCCTTTTTTGAAAAACATCTAAGTTCATAGTAGTTTTTTAATTTCTTCATCGGTCATACCTAGTTCCATGGCATAGTTTTTAATGTCGATTTTGCTCATGTTTTTAGACAGTATTTCTAATTCATCGTCATTTAAGTTTGGAAAGAAAGTTTCCAAAACTTTGATAATTTTATTGTCTTCATTTTTCTTTTTAAATCCTATCCATTCATGGAAGTAGATCTTTTTCTCTTCGTTACCACACATACAAACCAAATACCAAAGCAATTTTTGATGTTTGCTAAGAGAGAAAAAATTCTTATTAAAATATTCGTTGGTTTTAAAGATCGCAAGCTCGGCCGCTTCTCTGCTGTTGGTCTTGATAGAACTAGCGTATCTGGTTAATAGAAAAAATGAGACCTGTTTTTTCTGTTCTTCAGTAAACGAATCCCAGAGATCCTTGGCTCCGAGATCTATAGCTGCAGTTTCGTCTTTGATGGTTAGTTTATCACTCACAGGGGGTTGTCCTTACTTAATCTATATATCGTTATAGCACGATCTAGGGCCTTTTGTAAACTGCGATTGGTTTTCGCAGCCCGGTGTATTTCTCCCCATAATTTGGCTTCTCTAATTTGATCTACTGTGGATTGTTTTTCGTGGCTGTATCCCACTACCCATCTTTCGTTAGTTCCTGCATATCGTCCGTAGATCGTCCCTCCATTGTCTGGACTCTCGTAGATTATCTCGGCACCCGGTTTAAGTTTTCCCATTTTTTGAGTATCCTGCAGTTTCTCTTTCAATGTCATCGTGATCGAATTCGGCCCAATATAATTCAAAGGCTACAGTATCTTTCAGCGCTTCGAATTGATGATATTCGCCTGGTGCGATCTTAGTATATTCACCATCTCTAACTATAGTTTCGTCTACGAGATTGTAGTTGCTTTTCCACACTCTTATCAGTAGCGCACCTCGTTCTACGAAGAATCCATTCCACTTGTATTTGTGTTTATGTTTACTACAAACACCACCCTTTTTGACATTTATCCTATGGAATTCGAGGACACCATTTGCCTCTAGTAGTTCTGTGTTACCCCACACTTTGCCCGATATCATAATCAGATCAATTTGAAATAATCGATGATTTCGCTCTGCCTGCTGATGTCTTTGGTGAAAAAAGCGCACGTGGGACCGATACCTTCGTATAAGGGCACAGTTAGCATCTGATTAGATTTCATCTTAGGAAAGTACCATTTAACATCATTATAGACATTAACGATTTCTATGTCGGCATACGTATGCTTGAAGCTGCTTATTGGATTAAATAGAAAAGCTTCAAATCCACGATCGTTAAGACTAGTAAGTGGTAACACTTCTAATTCATTACCGCAATTACTATCACCGACTACTATGCTCCAATCTATTGGCATAGTAACTCGGTAACCACCTATGTCTAATTCCATAGCTGGACTATTAAAACTTTCTAAAAAAACCAATGGTATGAAAAAGAAATCAGGGTCCGACGGATTGTTATTGTCTAATACTGAAAATCTTATATCTTCTTCTAGATCTTCAGACATTTTTGAAAGATCGAACGCTTGATCATCTATTGTTAAAATATACATTGTTATTATTTTCCTTTACTTTTCCAACTAATTTTTTCTAAATCAAAAGGATATTGCGCCTCTTTATAGAATTTTTTCCTTTCTGTTAAATGTCGTTTGGCGTACTTGCAGGTACTTGTGACGTCCCAGATTTGGACAAAATCTTTGTCTTCTGCTTTTCTAATACCTCTCCCAATACTTTGTATAACCCTGACAAAGCTTTTTCCGGGCTCCAGAAGAACCAGATTAAAAATACGGGGGATATTAATACCCACAGCGGCCACACCATAAGTCGCCACAATAATCTTTTTATCGCTATTTTTAACTTCGTCATATTCTTCCTGTCTTTCTTTTAATTTAACTTCACCCGAGATAAACACACTCTCAGGTATGTTTGCTATTATTATTTTTCCGGTATCGATTCGATTAACTAACACCAAGGTGTTACCCGATTCTGAAATATTTTTTATCATCCCCGATATATAATTTATTCGTTCAGTATCAGTGACTAGATATTCTAATTCGTCTTGATAAGACTTAAATTCGAGAAGATCTACTAACTGTACTACATTAACGTGGCATTGACTTAGCACTCCTTTATCCTGCAACTGTTTAGCTGAAACTTGATTAATCACAGGACCTATGCTGGCAAAAATGCTTTGGAATTCATATTCAGCTTTAGGCACCGTGCCTGTTAATCCCCATCGTATCGGAGTATTTGCAAATTCTTGTGTTAGTAAATTTTTCAATACCTCTGCTTTAGCTTGATGTACTTCGTCTACGATAATACAACCCACATTTTGTATGAACTCACCTAGAGTCATAGCTTCTTCGCTATTTCTTGATTTTTTATCTAATATATTTAGACTCTGCCAGGTTACGATAGTGTGAGTATGCCCTAGTTCTTTACGATCCCCAAAATAAACACCGACATCGAGGCCCACATTTCTGTAGTCTTCTTCGGTTTGTACTACAAGACTTTTGTTAGGTACAATCACGATAGATCGCCCGTATGGTTCACAAAGCTTACTTAGTGTAGCGGTCATGATCGTCTTTCCAGCACCTGTAGCCACTTCTTGCAATGCCTGTGGATTTTCTAAAAATTTGTTAACGACTTCTACTTGATCGTCCCGTAGCCGTATAGGTTGTCCTTGGAATCGATGTCCTGCAGGCCAACAACGCTCACCCCAAAAATCTTCTTTGATCGATTGGAATTTTATATCGACGGTGTGTCTTTGATCTTCTATTTCTTCTATGAAAACATCGTTATCTTCGAGTATAGGCAATATTTTTTCTAGATGGTTTAAATAGCCGTTACCGCCAAGACCAAAAAATCCCACACATCCATCCCATCGACCTAGTTTATATTGTGGCATGTGTCTAGCATAAGGAAGCTCATACTTTAATGCATTTGATAATTTTCTTCGTATTTCTACGGGTAATCCTTCTATCTTTATGTTTACTTCATCTCTTATAACTATTTTACAATTGATCAATTTTTTTACCTGCGATTTTTTCACGCGAAACCAACAAAGACTGATTATAATAATAGACGCTTATTATATCATTGACGTATGATGAAATGATTCCATAGCCATGATTGGCTAGTATTATGGCACTCTGTGGTTTCCACCCCGATCGAATCAAGGGTTTTGAAACTTTATTTTTAGAAATAACAACTACTTTAGTTTTCTGGTCTATGTAATTATTTAATTTATTATTTTTGACAAAATCGGAAAAATGTCTAAATTTTTTGTGAGAATTTTCTAATCTAAAAAATACCGTGATTTCGTCGTCTTGAACATATTTTTTTAAATCTTCCGTTATCTGGGAAACTTCCTCTAAAACAGTGTCATTTTGATCTACGATAACCAGCAACGGCCATTGTTCTAATTCAGATATGCTTTCTAATAAATCACTTACACTATTGTTTTCAGTATTAATTTGGAATTTAGTGGTATCTGAAAATATTATTTTTTTACTGAGTTCAGATATTTCGTTAAGACTGCAATCTTGATGATTTACCGGAAAAAATCCACAATTTTTTGCCTGATTAAACTTTTTTAAAAGATTGGTATCATCCTCAGCGTCTAAAGTATTTTGAAATTTGTTTTTTAAAACTTGATTATAACCAACAATGTCAATGACACCATTGACTAATTTCGCTGTTGAACGAAAATTCTCGGATTTTTTCCGTATTTCTTGGATTTTTTTTAATATTGTAGAAACCGACTCATCATAATCAAAATTCAGTGCGCTCAGTGGTTCGACGACTTCTAAAAAATTTCGATCGGTTAACTCTACTGTTTTTTTCTTGAAAGTCTGAGTTCGTTTAGCCGATATCCTTTTTTCGATGTCATGCCAAATTTCGTCGAAATCCTTGGTTTTTTCATGATTGATAACCAAAGAATAATTATTGTTTAGGGGATGTTTTTCGATCGTTATTGAATTTTTTCGATCTATGACTCTGACAGGCAATTTAGTCTCAGGATTTTTTAATATATCAACGATATTGACTCCATTTTTAATTAGGCCATCCCGATATTTTTCGATTTTTGAAATAACCATGGCCAACTGCCTGTCAGTAAGTCCAATCTTGTCGGTTATCTGCCGATTGATGCTTTTTAAGATCGCGCGATCTTTATAATCAATCCGGAAGTTCAAAGATCTCGGAACAGCACCTATCAAAATCTCGATGACGTCTTCTATAAAATGTGTCATAATAAGTAATATATGATATTTTTTTTTAAAAATCAACTCTTTAGGTAAAAAAAATGAAAATTCCTAAAATACAAGGCGAAACATCGATCGATGATTTTTTTATCTTTGCGGCCTGTGATCAAAAGTACTTCGACGAGTTCGGAAAACCGTTCATCAACAGCATCAAAACTAATACTCCCCATCAAATTCATTTGCATTTATACAATCCAAGACCAGACCAGATAGAGTTTTGCCAAAAACATATTTCTTTTACCTATGAAACAATAGGTCGAGAAAATTTTATCGCAGCAGTTGAAAAAATTGAAAAAATCCCCCCACATGACCCCCAATATAAAATCAAATACGATAGATCGCAGGGGTTAATTAAAAAAATTAATCTAACCCATTTGTCAGAAGTCATGGAAAAAACTTACTACGCTTCGATGAGATTTGTGAGGCTCCGAGAAATATTAGAATTTAAAAACTTTCCTTGTCTGTCAGTGGATATAGATGCGATAGTTAGGAGAGAACTTCCACGATTGTGTCAAGATGGCGATCTACATATGTTTTACATTGCGAATCCAAGAGATGCATCTAAAAATCGATATCTTGCAGGTGCTATCTATCTATCAAACAGCGAATATAGCAGAAATTTCTTGAAAGACTATGCTAGAAATATAACCCAATCGCTGATCGCTGATGACATTTACTGGTCATTGGACCAAGAAATATTAAAATCAGTCATGGAACGCTATACTTATACTCCAATTTCTAAAGATTATATCGACTGGGATATGACACCGTCGGGAAGAATATGGACGGCTAAAGGAACTAGGAAAAATGTATCGGTTTTTCTCGAAGAGTCAGCAAAATATGATATTTGATAGCCACCCATAATTTTCCAGATCGTACTTCTTGATTGCTCCAATGTATATTTGCGATTTTATTAAGCCAATTTGTGCGATCTGGTAATGGGGGATTTTCTATCTGAGACAAATCTCGAAAAGCGATGTCTGCAGCCCAACTATTTTTAGGATCCTCGACATAAACAGGTATTCCTTCTATAGCAGCCACTGAAGTTGGTGTAGAATTATACCCTATCGCTGCCCAACAATTAGTTAATTCTTCTCTGATATTTTCTTTTAGAGAAAAATTAAGAGAATCTTTGTGTCGTTTGTAAATTTTTTCCATTTGCTTGAATCTAGTACCATCATTCGGGTGCATTCTAACAACAATCGGTCTATCTGTGTGCTGTCTTAGGGTATAAATTGCATCATCTAACCACTGATCTTGATCTCTGCCCATTAAATTCCAGCCTTTAGGCCGTTGACAGAGTATTAATATGTGATTGCCGTTTGTGCGCCATGGTTTAGTTTCAACTCCGTGCCATTGGCTAAAGGTCTGCCACTTATCAAGGTCTAAATTATTGAAAAAATAGGTACCTTCTGAAGGGTAGACAGAATTTAAACTGTATCTATGCCATTCGTGCTCTGGTCTGCTGTAATGTAGTATATTGCTATCGACGAAAATCCTAGGAATACTACACATGCGTAATATATCGATTATTTTTTTCCTAAAATTTTCTTCTAAAGTGTAACCTAGCACAAAAGCCGCATCCAGATGTGTAGCCGGAAGGATGTTGTCTCTAAATTCAATGACTTGATCTCGCTGAGTGCTAACACCTTCAGCAAAATTGTCCATCAGCATGATTTTATTTGAAAATTTAGAAGGATTGCCGATAGAATTATAAAAAATTCCTACTTTCATTGCCATTCCTTGGATTTAGTCATTGATATATTACCTTCTTCGTCCAATTTGTTTCTACCCATGATATAGTTAGTAGCCTGTAACCGACAAATAAATTGGTTAATGGCGTTATCTGCAGGATACCAATACGATTTATAAAATTTTACCAATGCCCATGCAGCATGCGGTTTGATCGCATATCCGCTAGCGCCCGGCATGGAAAAATTGCGCCATGTAATTGGTTGCGGATTTCCCGAGGGATTTTCTAAATAGGTTTTCCATGGATCTTCATAAAAAGATGATTTACCTAAAGATAAAATTAATATATCATCCCAGTCTATTTTTTCAAAACCTCTATAAAATTTAACATCGTCTTCAAAAATCATTATCGGTTCATCGAGATCGATACATTTTTTCCATAAGGAATAATGGCTGTAAAAACAACCGATAACACCTGGTCTGCTCAGCTTACCTTGATCTTTCACTCCGATGAGCTGTCTTTCGAATATCCGAAAGAAATATTTTTTAAGAAACTCATGTTTTAAATCCGGTTTCACATAATCTGTTATATCGTCTACATCTATAATTTTATTTTTTATGCTATAGGGATAGAGTGTCTTTTCAGCTTTTGCAGCTAGTTCTACTGCTTCGTCTCCAGGAGTACCTTTAAACAATTCTGCGTCGATGTTGTAAGATTTGAGTGTTTCGAACATGTAGTTTGCATGCTGTACGCTGTGTTCTCTTTCAGGTAGATGTATTATAAATGCTTTCATAATCCCTCATGATATGTTTTTCTTGTAGTACCCCACATCTGATCTGCATAAATTTTATCTGGTCCAGAATACCTATAAGTCTTAGCTTTAAAATGTTTAGGAATAAAATAATGAGATGGAAAAATTTTTATTTTAGGATTGTGTTTTTCTATCATATTTTTTAGAAAAAGATTTCCAGTTGATTCCCAAACTTTGTTACTTAGTATTAACGGATTTAAATCGTGCAAGGTATCTATTATTATTTTTAAGAAATCATTTTTCAGGCATGCTGCATATATAGGAGACACATAGCCTGGTCTTATGATTTCATTTTCATAAACTGTATAGCAGGTACTAAGATCTTCTACAAAAAGCTCGTCAGTATTTTCTAAACATATCGCATCTGCAGGGGGGATAAATCCACCAAATTCATAGAGTAATTCGTATCTAACTAAATCAGCTACGCCGTTAAATTTACCTCTTTTATAATATTCATCGATTAAATGTTGATTATGAAAAACTTTATTTTTTAGATCATTATCAGAAAAGATTTTATAATTCCAATCTGGGTGCTTATCCGCCCAAGTATTCATCCATCTAAGAGGAGATGGATTAGGGCCGACCCATATATGAAAAAGATTTTTAGGTATGTTCATTTCCAGTGCTCTTTAACTAATGGGTGATCTATCATTGTACTTGGTTTTTGTCCCGGTTTTCTAAAAATTAATATTTTTGCATTTTGATTAGATTGTCGTTTATTTGCCCAATCAATCCATGTTTCAGGGATTAATTCTTGCAAGACAGAAAATTTTACTCTATCTTCGATGAACGCCTGATCGCCTAATTTGGGTATGCTACTGTAAATAGTTTTCCAATACTTAGGAGAATTTTTTAACCATTCATTCCATAAGTTAGAATAATCACCATTCCACCACATTATCGAACTAGAAATTATGTCAGTGTCGTGCTCTTTTAGCATAACAAATTTTTCGTTTTTTATTTTTTCGATTATTTCATCTAACTGCCCGCAGACAACATTATCTAAATCGATGTATAATACCGGACCGTCAAAAAGATTAGGACGAAAAAGTTCGATTTTACTCCAGTATCCACGACCAGTCGATATCAACGGAATTCTATGGCAGGGGACATCGCAGTCGCTTAAACAGATAAATCTATAAGATAGGTTTAAATTTCTATCAACAGAGTTTTTTAACTTTTCTACCCAGCTAGAATCGTAACCTACTTTACCCCCTTGACGTAAAACACAGGCTACATTAATCATTTGACAACCAGTAGACGCCTATTTTACTCTTAGGACTTTTGCGATAAAACTTTATTATTTTATCTTTCCAAGTACCCATTACTTCATCATGCGACCAATCAGGTTTAACATGTACTTCGAAAGGATTTCCATTTATCTCATCTTGAGGCATATAGACGATTGGTATGCTTATTATCAAAATTCTGCAATTATCTAATATTTGATCTACTAATTTCGTAGCCTCGATTTTGGTCATATGTTCTAATATGTCGCCGGCGATCGCTACAGAAAATTTTCCTAGAATGTTCCAATCTAGAGTTCTAGCATCAGAATTAATAACTTGGTCGTATAGATCGTTTAGTTTAAACTGCGATATGTAAGGATCCCAGGCTTCTATAGCAGTCCACGAGGTATTTTTACAAAGATCAAACTCGTGCTTTATCAACTTGACATATGTGCCGGATCCTGCTCCTATATCGATCACATTATCGATTATTAATTCATTTTCTTTAAACCATACAGCGATTTCAGGTTTTCCTCCTCGAAGACTAGTGCCCATCTAGATTCCTTTGGGCATTATATTCATTCCATACATCTGCATATTCGCAGTCTCGATAATTGTCAAACCAAGGACCGCCTTCTGTGTAATGTATGGCTTTAGGTTCGCCATCTTCGGGCTCGTGATACCAGTTGACCAACCAGTTCCACTCCTTGCCCACTTCGCCGAGATGATCATCCCGTATCCAAGAAAATCTGTGTAGGAACTGTCCAGTTTCGGTATTGACAATCTCAGGCGTTATATATCTGTTAGCAGGATGGCCGCAGTTCCACAGTATCATCGAACTCCAGTTTTTCCTGGGATAGGGTACCTGGCGGCAGCCGTCCATCTTGACACCTTCCTGTGGCGTGTAATTATGCTTGACCACCATGGCTGCATATCGATCGTCAGCGAGATCGAACAATTCTGAGATATCCGCGGTCCAAAGGAAATCGCAGTCGCAGAACACCGCCCAACCTTGATAGTTCATTATCGCTGGTACTAGGAATCTAGTAAAGGTGAATTCTGTAGAACTTAGAGGATCAACGTCTCGCCAATATAGGCCCACGCTTCTGAGATCTTTTTGCACCAAGGGAACGACATCTGCGCCTGGCCTATGTGTTAGTATAGAACTATGACAGACTTGATATGCGACGTCTTCTCTTGGGTCGTATCCGATAAACACTTTCATTCAGTATTTATCTACACAGTTAATGCGCTAGAGCGAAAGTCGTTTCTTCCAGTATTCAGAATTTACCAACCACGTATGATAGATCTGGAACCCTTCCTCGATGTCTACTTTAGGATCGAACGCAAAATCTCTGCGGGCTCTATCGATACACAGCGCCCCCCTGCTGGGGAAATCTGCGTCTTTGTCTCGTACTTCTATGCTGCCGCGACCGGCTAGTCTTACCGCCATTTCGGCAGCAGCCAGCAAGGTAGTGCTATGGCTCTTGGTTATGTTGTAGGTCGCATTCACGGCTTTGTCTGAGACCATGGCTGCTACGAATCCTTCGGCAGCGTCATCTACATAGGTGAAATCTAGTGTTTCGTTGGCGCCATTGACTTTCAGTGTTTCTCCCCGCATGGCTGTAAGCAGGAACTTTGATATCACGCGATCTTCTACGTCCAGAGGCCCATACACAGCGCTGGGCCTCAGGATGGTGTGTTCGATGCCGTGTTTACGAGTATAATCTCGGATCAGCCATTCTCCTGCCAGCTTAAGGATACCGTATTGACCTTGCGGACGACATTCTGCGTCTTCTGTGACATAATCTTTGAAGTCACCATAGACCATGCTGGAACTGGCATAGGTAAACCTCTTTACACCGTATTTGACTGCGGCTTCTAGTAGAATCAACAGACCACCGCTCATCACGGAGCTGCCCCAAACCGGGTTAGCATTGACTACTTTCTGTCTAGGAAAGCTGGCTAGGTGTATGATCGCGTCTATCTGATATTTGGGCAGTATGCAATCGAACATGCCGGCCTGCAGTATATCCATTTCAATGATTTCTGCGTCTACCACAGATTTTTTCCGCTCTTTGATCAGATAATCTATCTCATCTTGCGGTATGATTCCGTAGTTAGTACAGTTATCGTAGATCACTACTTGATGATTCCGATCTATAAGTTTCTTGACGATATTGTGTCCGATCAGACCTAAACCGCCAGTGACTAGGACGTTCATAGCGTGGCGTCTTCCATGCCTGCTACACGAAGCTTAATAATATTGGTTATCTGCCACTGTTTCTGATCTAGGGCTTTGGTTATGCCCAGCCATTTATTCCTTAGCAGTGCGAATTCGTTGATGATCTTCTCCATGTCGACGACATCGGCTTCACCTTCTACAAATTTTTCGCAGTCTCGACTGCTCAGCGCTCGCTGATAGTTCTCTAAATATTTGCGAAAAAAACTGCTTTTTAAGCGTCGTAGCTCGATGTTAAGATATTCTAAGATCGCTTCGATTTCCTGTAACTGGCTAAATCTCTGTTCGACTATGCCCGGCATAGACGATGATGCTTTTTCGAGATTACCGATTAATCTAACTTCTCTACGTGCTTCAATATATTCAGCCTCGAAAAAATCAACAGCATCGGGAATATTTCCTATGTTCTTAGATATTTCTGTATACCAGCCCACTTAATTCTCTTCATCCCACTCGGTGCTACTATAGTCTTCTTCTGCATCTTCTTCGGACCAATCATCGAGATAATATTCTATGGCTGTGTCTAGATCTTCGTCGCTGCCTAACGCCGCCTTAAATACATGATCTTGTACACCGTTGTCGGCTAATATGTCGATGTACTTAGAAGCTGCGGTTTCTAGAGCCTTCTTGTCTACAAATTCTTTAAGGCCGGTCCAGATATCCACGATGTTATATTCATTCATCATAATTTAAGCTCTCTCTCTCTCTTGTTCTACGTCAAAATCAGAATCGATATTAGAATTATTTACCAAACCACCACGATAATTTAACATCACGGTATCGAGGCAACCGGATTCGTTACGTTCCCATTCTTTTCGATAGAATTTCAATTCTTCTGTGCCAGCATATTTAAGTCTATTGCCATCTTTTTGTAATAGTCCTTTAGATTCAAATAAGTCAACAAGGCCGCTATAGGGATTCATTCCTGTCGCATAGGGAATCTTGATCTGTACTGATTCAAATGGTTTAGCGTATCGAGTCTTCATGATCTTACAGGCAGCACGGATACCTTTGACTTCTGAGATCTTGTTGCCGTCCTCATCTTCTTTAAGTTTCAATTTTTTCATCGCAACCACGATAGAACTTGCGTAAATGAAACCTTGTCCTCCCGAGATCTTGTCGTCAGGATCGAACATGTCTTGACTAGCGTATGTGTGATTTGTAGCCACCAAGCCGACATTGTAACTACCAAACATATTAACACAGTTGCGCACCAAAGCCGTAAGTGCCTTTGGCTTTCTACCCATATCACCTTTTAGATCTCCTGCTTCGAATTGGTTAACATCAGTGGGTGTTAATAACATGCCAAGGCTATCTATGACGAACAAGACCTTTGGACGTTCTTCCATGGCCTTGTATTCTTTCATAAACTCGTTGACTGTTTTGGCTACATCGTCGATCATGGCCATGTTTAATTTTAACAGTTTATCTTCTGATGTATCTACGCCTAATGCTTCTAACCATTTCTGATCCAGAGCATTTTCGCTGTCAACTAAGACAACATAGATGCCCTGAGCCTGGGCGTTACGGATTAGATTTCCAGAGCAAATAAAACTTTTTCCGGCGCCGCTTTCTCCGGCAAACACAGTAACTTTGCCTAGAGGAACACCTTTATGAAAATCGCTGCTAATTAAATAATTTAAAGCATAGTTGCCTGTGCTTACCCAGTCTGTGGGGTCGTTAAATCCAACACCGAGTCCTTCAATGGATTTGGTTAGAGTTTTTCGAAACTTACTAAGATCGAATGCCTTAGTGGCCATGTTTTCTCCTTTGATTTATTATAATAAATATAGGGGGAGACTATGCTCCCCTTATATTCTGATTACTGCTTTTGGCGACTACGGATCATAGCAAGTATATCTTCTGCCTTGCTGTTAGATGTAGTTTCGGCCTTAGATGCAGACTGCACTGATTGGGATGGCTTGGCAGGCGCTTCGTCAGGATCAACATTATCGTCGGCGGCTGTAGTTGCTTTATTCGGATCACCGGTAGCAGCACTCATACCTGCCGGTCGGAAATATTGACCCCAGGCATCTTTATCAAACGGCTCCCCATCTACGCTGGCACGGAACATTTCTTGGATGACTTTAATCTCTACATCGGTGGGTTTCTTTGGCAAGAAATCTGTGAGATTAAATAGCCCGTGAGCTTTGACCGCATCTAATTCTTTTTCTGATAGAGGACGCTCGCGTCGACTCCATTTAGAAGTAGAATAGTCCGCATAACCGCCTTTGCTGGTTTTAACTAGCTTGAAATCAACGCCCCTAACAAAGTCTGTGGGCAGCTCCTCTAGTTCTGGATCTACTAGAGCAGACTTAATTAGTTGAAAGATCTGAGGACCGATGATAAGTCTGCGGATAGGGTTTTCTGGAGGGCCTTCTTCTTTTAGTCCGTCTTCAACGACAAATCCCTGGAAAATGTATGAGCGTTTCTTCCAGTATTTACGACCCATATCTTCGAGATCTTTATCCTTGAACCATCCACGGACTTCGTTCAGCACCGGACAGCTTTCACCATACATTTCCATGCAGGGGACTTGCACTTGGACCGGCTTACTATCTGTCTCTCCTTTGATCCCTGCAAATGGAAGCTTAATCATTAATCGTTCTACCCAAAAGAATGTGTTGTCCCCATTACCGTCAGGTAGGAAACGTACAGTACTTTCTTTATTTTGCTCTAGGTTCCAGAACGGATAGATTGCGTTATCACCGATTGGTCGATCGCCATTTGAACGTGTTTCTTGTGCCTGTAGTTTTGCACGGATTTCTGCTAATGTGGCCATAATAGTTCTCCTTTTAATATGCCTAAATTTGCCTTTATTTGTTTTACACCTGTAAAACAAAAAACGCATAGTTGTTATGCTATGCGTTTTTATTTAGTTTCGCAAGAGTTTTTTTGCGAAAAACTGAGCAGTTTTACCGTTTTAGATCCCTGCGAGCCTACGGATGTCTTCCAATTCAGGGATAGGTTCAACTGCTTCTCCTTTTGACTTACTGCTATGCTGTGCTCGAGAATACATATCAAGTAAATCTCCGACAAAATCTTCATCATATCTTAGAATA